CACACGCATGGGCGCATCCGAGCGTTCTTGAACGTCGCAAGTCCGAGGCCGCACGCTTCAAAGACTTTGAGAAAGACGGCGATTTAACGCTGGTCAAGCAGATCGGTGATGACGTTTATGAAGTCGCTGAAATCTGCGCCCTTTGCGAGGCATCGGGCTTGCTGGACAAGATCGGCGCTGACCCTGCTGGCCTGGGTGGCATCCTGGAAGCCTTGACGCAAGCAGAGATCCCGGAAGACAAGGTAATCGGAATTTCGCAGGGCTGGAAAATGACCGGCGCCATCAAAACTACCGAGCGCAAATTAGCCGAGGGCGGACTGATCCACGGCGGGCAACCACTCATGAACTGGTGCTGTGGAAACGCGAAGATTGAACCGCGTGGTAACGCAGTCATCATCACCAAACAATCGGCGGGGTTTGCCAAGATCGACCCACTAATGGCGCTTTTCAACGCAGTGACCCTGATGTCGCTGAACCCGGAATCAAACGGAATCCAACAAGGCTTTATCGAACTATGACGATATTTTCCCGAATTGCCGCAGCGCTTGGCTTCGGCGGCGGGAGCGCGCCCGCAAAAAATGAGGCTACCGTAACCTACTCTGATACCGTGATGGAGTCGTTTGGCGTATCGTCTGGCGGTGTTACCGTATCGGCCACCAGTGCCATGCGCGTGTCGGCGGTAGCTGCTTGCGTTGCCAAGATCAGCGGCGCCATTGTGTCCATGCCGCTGCACGTTTACCGGCTCAACGGCGGCGACATCCCGGACCGCATGCCGCGTGACGATCTTTGGTACCTGCTGAACGAGCAACCCAGCGACCACTACACCGCCTCCAGCATGTGGGAAGGCGTCAGCATGGCGCAACTGTTGCGCGGCGATGGTTTCGGCCTGATCCGGCGCAGACTGAACAACTCGGTGCGCGAAATTTTGCCGCTGCCGTGGGGCTCTGTGATCCCTGACCGTTCAACGGGCCGCGTGCGCTATTACGTCAACCTGCCAAGCCACAACATCAAATCGTGGTTTGAGGCGTCCGACATCCTTCACTATCCCGGCCTGGGCTTTGATGATGCCACCATGCGCAGCATGAGCGTGATCCAGTACGGCGCCCGCAACGCCATTGGCAACAGTATTGCCATGGACAATTACGCTGGCAAGTTCTTTGAAAACGGCGCACACCCAAGCATCATCCTCAACGCTGCCGGTAAGATGAACCCAGAGCAAGTCACTGCGCTGCAAAACGCCTTTGTCAACAAATACGCCGGACACGACAACGCGCACAAATTGCCGCTGGTGCTTACCGAAGGACTAAAGGCTGAAAAAATTAGCCTAAGTGCGGAAGACGCGCAATTGTTGGAGGCCAGAAAATTCCAGGTGTTGGATGTTGCCCGCGCTTTTGGTGTTCCCGGCTTCATGATCAACGAAAGTACAGGTGCCACCAGCTGGGGCAGCGGTATTGAATCCATTGGCCGATCCTTCGTGCAATATACCCTGCAACCCTGGCTGAAAAAGATCGAGCAGGAATTGAACCGAAAACTGTTTCCGCGTGACACCGGCAAGTTTGTCGAGTTCTACCGCGATGCCTTGATCGAAGGTGACAGCGCGGCACAGGGCACTTACTTCCGCTCCGCGCTGGGCGGTCCGGGCTCGGGCGATGCCCATATGACCGTCAACGAGGTTCGCAAAATCAAGCGCATGGCACCCGTTGAAGGCGGCGACGTACTCTACCGCGCCCCGCGTGACAAAACAGAAAGCACACCATGAACAAACTCATGAAGCTCTACGCCGACAACAAGGCGTTGATCAATAACAAAATCGAACTGGTGCGCAACGAAAACACCAGCGCGTCGCTCTACATCTACGACGTGATCGATGCCTATTGGGGCGTCAGCGCGGCATCCGTGATCGAGTCACTGGCCAAAGCTGAAGGCGTTGAAACGCTGAACGTTTACATCAATTCCCCTGGTGGCAGTGTCTTTGAGAGTCGCGCCATCATGGCCGCATTGTCCCGCTTCAGCGGCAAGACCGTTGCCCACATTGACTCACTTTGCGCCAGCGCGGCAACCTCCATCGCCTTGTCTTGCGGCGAAGTTGTCATGTCCGAGGGTGCACTGTTCATGATCCACAACGCCAGCGGATTGGCTTGGGGTGACAAATCTGTTTTGCGAGAAACCGCCGACCTGCTGGAAAAGATTGAGCTATCCATCATCAAGGACTACACCGACAAGACCGGCAAGGAAGACGCCGAAATCATTGCTTTGATGGATGCCGAAACATGGTTCACCGCCACTGAGGCCAAAGAACACGGCTTCATCGACCGCATCGACACCGGCAAGGCCAAAACATCGAACACATGGAACCTGTCTGCGTATGCCAACGCGCCGCCACCCGACCCAGACCCGCCCCTCACAGATGAACCCGCCGAAAACGCGGGTTTTTTTATGTCCAACGCCAACGCAAACCGCTTGTCTTTGGCCCTCATTTGACGCTCTCGCGCCGATCCGCCATCAGTCGGTCACTGATAAACCAAGCCGCCACTGAGCGGCTTTTCTTTTGAAAGGCTCCTATGAGCAACATCCAAGCACTGCGCGAGAAGATTGCCAACCTCGCAACCCAAGCCAACCACCTGATCGCCGAAAAGGGGTCTGCCACCTGGACGCCTGAAGAACAGGCAAAGTTCGACGGCTTCGCCAACGAAATCAACGCCGCCAAAGCCGCCATTGCCAACATCGAAAAGATGCGCGAAATGGAAGCCGACAAGTTCTTCAACCAGGCACCCGGCAAAAAATCTGAAGGCGAAGACATGGGCGCGCTCGTTGCCACTGCGCTTTACATGCGCTACGGCAACGACGTGAGCGCCGAACAGGCGGTGCAAATCCGCAACGCCATGTCAACCACGACCACCACCGAAGGCGGCTATACCGTTCCGGCTGAAGTCGCAAAAATGGTGATCGACAAACTAAAAGCCTTTGGTGGCATGCGCGAAGTAGCCACCATCTTGACCACTGACAGCGGCGTCGCCATGAACTGGCCTACCTCTGACGGCACGGCTGAAGTTGGCGAAATCGTCGGTGAAAACACTGGCGCAGCTGCTGGCGACATCACCTTCGGAACCATCGCCCTGCCTGTGTTCCGCTACAGCTCCAAGAAAATCGCCCTGCCGGTCGAGCTGATCCAGGACAGCGGCATTGATGTGGTGTCTTATGTGGTTGACCGCCTGGCAACCCGCATTGCGCGCAAGCAAAACAGCGACTTCACCATCGGAGGCGGCACTACGCTGCCAACCGGCGTGATCCCCGCTGCTGCTGTCGGCAAAACCGGCACCACCGGCCAGACCCTGACCGTCATCTATGACGATCTGGTCGATTTGAAGCACTCGGTCAACCGCGCCTATCGCAGTGGCGCCAAGTTCATGATGAACGATCTCTCCGTTGCCATCGTGTCCAAGCTGAAGGACACCACTGGCCGTCCTGTGTGGGTTCCTGCTGTTGCTGCTGGTGCGCCCGATACGCTGCTTGGTCATGCTGTTGCCATCAATGACGACGTGGCGGTAATGGCGGCCAATGCGCTGTCCATTGCCTTTGGTGATTTGTCCAAATACACCGTTCGCGATGTGTCTGGCTCCACCACGATGCGCCGCTTCGATGATTCCGCTTTTGCCCTGCTGGGTCAAGTCGGTTTCTGTGGCTGGACACGTTCGGGCGGCAACTTGCTCGATACCGCTGCCGTCAAGACGTACAAAAACAGCGCGACCTGATCATGGCAACGAAAGCCGCCCAGCCTGAAACGGTTGAGGCTTTCGTGTTGCGTGACTGCGGTTTCGGCAAAGCTGGCGAAGTGGTGACGCTTCCAAAGGCTGATGCCGAAACCGGAGCAGCACACGGAATGCTCGACTTGCACCCCGACGCCATCAAGGCCAACAAACGCAAATAACTGCTGCGTCATATGCCTGAGCAATCGGGCATATCTCAGAGCATTCACAAGGACATCATGGCACTCAAACTCATCACTGCTGCGACTGCGTTAGCTGTCAGTTTGGTAGAGGCGAAGGAACATTTGCGCGTCACCGAATCGACTGAAGACACGCTGATCACCGCCATGATCACCGCCGCAACTGAAGTTGCCGAACAAATGACAGGCCGCGCCATCATGCCGCAAACGTGGGAACTCACGCTTGATTCCTTCCCTGATGCGTTTGAGTTGACGCGCATTCCGGCAGCATCTATCACCAGCTTGAAATATTACGACGCTGATGGCGTGCTGACCACGATGGACGGTGCTGCTTACACGCTGGATATTGCCGACGATTACGGATTTGCCTACGTTGTCCCGGCTTATGGAACCGAATGGCCCACGGCACGCGAGCAAATCAATGCCGTCGTGGTGCGTTATGTCGCCGGGTATGCCAACGCAGCCGCAGTGCCTGAGTCGATCAAATCATGGATCAAACTGCAAATCAGCGCCATGTACGAAAACAGAGAGCTTGAAGGCATTGCGCAAACGCACAAAATCGGGTTTGCCGATCGCCTGCTTGACAGATATGTGGTGTACGCATGAGCGCCGGCCAGCTTCGCCATTTGGTCGAATTGCAGTCGAAGGTAGCCACTCAAGACGAGCTGGGCCAGCCTTCTACATCGTGGCTGACAACCGCATCGGTATGGGCTGACATTCGCTATCAAAACGGCCTGAGTTCAATTAAATCAGGTGCCGACGTGTCCGTTGTCAAGGTCTCCATTCGCATGCGCTACAGGTCCGTTAACGCCGGTCAACGCATCACGCATGATGGTGTGGCGTTCAACATCGAATCGGTGTTGCCGGATGCGCGGCGGGCTTATGTGGATTGTGTTTGCGAGGTCATCAATGCTTACGTTTGACCTTAACCTGAAGGCACTTGAAGCCGACCTCGACAAGCTGGGCGACAAGGCAATGAAAGCGGCACGGCTTGGGGCGCGTGTCGGGTCTGAGATTTACTACCAAGCGGTTTTGGCAACGGTGCCTGTGTCCAAAAAAGGCCACTGGTTTCATGGCACATCGTTCAAAACGTCTGGTCAAAAATACTGGTTTGAATCCGGTTCACTCAAGTCTTCGGTGTACCAAGTGTTTTCCAAAGACTCGACGCCAAAGCACCCGGAATACCAGATCGCGTGGAATCACCGAAAAGTGCCATACGGCTTCATGGTGACATTCGGCACCGCCAACGGCACCGCGCCAAACAAGTTCATTAGCCGCGCTGAAAACACAGTGCATAACCGTGCTGTTCTCGCCATGACGGACAAATTCAAACAGGTGATGAATGAGCGTTGAATCCGATCTGTACAACACATTGAAGGGTTTGGTGGCGAACCGCTGCTATCCCGACTTTGCGCCACTGGGAACCGTGCGCCCATTCATCACGTTCGAGCAAACCGGCGGCGAGTCGCTGTACTTTATCGACGGCTCATTGCCCGACAAGAAACACGGCAGGTTCGAGATTGGTGTGTATGCCGACACCCGCGCCGCATGTGCCGCGCTCGCCTTGCAAGTTGAAGCCACCTTAGCCGCGGCCACCGTGTTTCAGGCCAGCGCCATTCACGCGCCGATATCGGACTATGCCGATGAAGTGAAGATTTACTCAAGCACCCAGAATTTCAGCGTGTTTTCTACGAGGTAGAAGACGCCAAACCAAGTAAACGAACCCGCCTTACCAGCGGGTTTTTTTATACCCGAAAGGGATCAACCAAACCAGTTTCACCGCTGGTTTTTTTTCGCCCAAATTTCGGGCGTTTTTTATCGAGTGATAACACTCGGAAAGGAACCATTTTGAGTTTGTACTTTGCTGAGGGAAGCAGCCAACAATTTTCCCAAACCTTTGCTGGTGCCAAAACCATCACGGCGCTCTCCAACGCCAACCCCGCAGTTGCCACCAGTGTCGCCCACGGCTACACCACGGGCGATGAAATCCTGTTGACCACCGGCTGGGAAGACCTGACCGACAGCGTTGTCAAAGTCACCGTCCTGACTGCTGACACGTTCAGCTTGTCCGGAATTGACACCAGCAACGTGGCCTTTTTCCCGGCAGGCTCTGGCGCTGGCACGGCGCAAAAGATCAGCGGCTGGACGGCCATCCCCCAGGTGCTGACCATCAGCGGCTCTGGCGGTGATGCGCGTTTCACCGACGTGCAACTGCTGGCAAAACGCAACGCTCTTAAAATCCCCACCGGTTTCAACGCTGTGTCAGTCACCATGTCGCTGGCCCACGACCCGGCCCAAGCGGGCTACATCACGTTGCAGCAAATCAGCCGCAACTTGAGCAAAGTTGCATTCAAGCAGGTGATTTCTGGCGGCGCTGTGACCTACGGCTATGGCTACATCTCGGTATCTGAAATGCCAAAATTAAATAACAATCAGGTGAATACTGTCGACGCTGCGATGACGGTTATTGGCCGCGCCATCTCCTACTGATCCCCGGCGTAAGCCATCCCAAGCACCGCCCATCCAGTGTCGCCTTCGTAGGGCGCGCTGGGTGGGTATGGGCATTTTTCCTATCCCTACGAAAGTAAATCATGTCAAAGTTAGTTCTTGGCAAAACGCCTGCCACCTTCAAGCCGTTCGATGTCAAATTCACGCTGCCAGACGGCACAGAAGATGCCATCAAGGTCACGTTCAAATACAAAACACGCTCGCAGTTTGCCGCCTTCTTGAATGAATTGTTCTCAGAATCTGGCGAAGAAAAAACGGCAACCGACGATAAAGTTGATTTTGAAAAACTCTTTGCAAAAGGTGGTGAAAAGACAGTCGCGCACCTGTCAAAAATCATTGCCGAATGGGATTTTGCCGAGCCGCCAAACGCTGAAACGCTGCGCGCCCTGCACGACCAGGCGCCCGCCGCCGCTGCTGCCATGACCAACGCATTCAGCGCCGCCTGCACCGAGGGAAAGCTGGGAAACTGACCGGCGCAATCAATGCCATGTACAGCAAGACAGAGCCGGAATCAAATCCGTTCCTAGCTGGCATGGCAGCGATACAAGCCGCCCAAGAGTTCCATGTGTGGCCGGAAAACATGCCCGCTATCAATCTGTTTTCCTCCATATCAAGCCAGTGGCGCACCGGGCCTGGTGGCGCTACTGGGCTTGACTACAACGTCCTGTTTCACCGCATGGATCACATGCACCTATCAGAGCAGGATTACGAATGGATGTTTGACGACATCCGTGTTATCGAGTCCGCCGCATTGACATCAATGAACAAAAAAGACGACTAACTATGTCTGATACCCAAATCAATGTTGGCATGAATGTCGATGGCGTCATTGCCGGAACAGACAAAGCCAAGCGCAAAATAAGCGAGCTTGGTGGCTCTGCGCGTGATGCGGGCAATGAGGCATCCAAGGGAATGGCCGCAATTGGCAACGGCGGCGAGGCTGCTTCGCGCAAGGTAGAGGCGGCAACCAGGAACACAATCAATTCGATCCAGCGCCAGATCGCGGCATTTGAGGCTGGCGACAAATCAAGCCGCAAGTATCAGGAATCACTGGCCCGTATGCGCGGCATTGACGTGGCTGCGCTCAAGCCTTACCTTGACCAACTCGATCAGGTGAAGCTAAAGCAAAACGCCGCGACGACTTCACAGGAATCCATGACCGTCGGATTCTCAAGCATGAAGATCGCAGCCTACGCAGCCGCCGCCGCGCTTGGGGCCTTGGGCGTTGCGTTTAAAAACATCGTCAATGGTGTGGACGCGCTCAATGACCTAAAGGACGCTACCGGCGCATCCATTGAAAACAT